CCTTGTTTATGGGCGTTTTGTTCGCCTTACACCAAAAACCGAACAAAACAAAAGCCCGAACAAATGCGGATATAAAGCCCGATCCGCTTCAGGTTTAACCAGTAACACGCAAGGCGCAGCCGATCCCACTATAAACGCAAGGCGGCGCAGCTCTTTTATTTTTCGCCGTATTCAATCGACAAAAGCCGCATATTTTAAAGCGGTCACTAACTCAAAATATAGTATAGTCAAATTGCACAAAACAGCGCAATAAAAAGCCCTGTATTTTTACATTCAATTTTACAATTTGTTCTTGCATTTCTGGTTATTATATGCTATACTATAATCACAAAAGGAAAACAAAAGGAGATCAAACAAATGGGATATTTCGAAATTAAAAACGCAATGCAAGCCGCCGCAGCGCAGCAAACAAAATATAATAAAGCCGCTTGCAATGGGATCATGAATGCAATTTTTAATTACTATATGGTAACTATTAATTATTATGCTGAAGATTGCATTAATACATTTAACCGTTTTTTAAATACTGGTATTCTTTCCTTCAGCAAATAACAATAAATGCAAGTAACAACGGAAGGAGCGGAAACAATGCAAAATGTTTATATCATGTATGAAAACGGTGTAAAACTTCATCATTCAAAAAGCCTTGAAAAGCTGATCAATTACACGACAAAAACCAAAAACGCAAAAATTTATTATAACGGCGTTTTGATATGGGTACAGAATACCGCAGCTTATTACAACGGCGAACAATAACCAGAAATAAAAGAACAACGGAAAACGGAACAACGGACAAATAAAAAGGAGTGTAAAAACCATGTTAAGAACTAACAGCAAAAAAGTTATTGAGAAAGTACGCAAATATATTATTGACGGCGTTGATCATGAATACTTCGAACTTGAAGCCGATCCCGATTTTAACACGGCTTGCAAACTGATTTTGACGGCTTGCGAAAATGAAAAGAGATACAGCCGCAGCCGCTCAGGTTTTGAAACCTTTAAAGACTGGGCGCAAGGTTTGCCTTCCGCATTTAATACCATGTATTACTATAATGTTTCGGCTGTTGATATGCTGGGCGCATGGCTTGAAGAAACCGAAAGCGAAAAAGCAAAATACAGTGAATGTCAAGCCGAAGAAATGATCACAAAATTGATTTATAGGGAATTGACGAAAGGAGCGGCGAAAGTATGAAAACCATTAAACAAAAAGAGATCAAAAACCTTGTAAAGCTGGGCGCAGCCGTTGACATTACCGCCGAAGAAGGCAGCTTGACCAGATACAGACGGCTTGACCCTGTTGCCGTTAGCCGTGGCAAATATGGCATGAATGGCGGTTTACTGAAGGACAACCAGACAGGCGAACTATACGCAATTACAGCCCGAAGCAGCGCATTGTTTTATTACTTTTAAAGGAGTGCTTACAATGGTATATTACAGGATCAAAAAAGAGTTTGACCAGAAACGGCGCAAAGACGGACAAATATATATTGCAAATGAACTTTACACGGCGCACGAAAAAAGCCGCTTGCATATTCCCGAAGAATATCTTGAAGCCGTGAATATCAGCCGAAAGAAAGTATATTTTGCATTTGGCGCAAGGTTTGCCGCCTGAAGGGAGATCAATAAAATGGAGATTACAAAAGCCTGTTACAGCGTTTCTAAACTGAGAGCCGCCGCCGATATGGTGAAGGCTATTAATTGGAGCGTAAAACGCAAAAACGAACACTTCGCAAAATATATAGAGATTGCGAAAGTTTACCAGTATGCAAGCGATAATTTAAACCGTTGGTTATTTGATCCAGAAATTGAATTGAAGGAATACAGACAAGCGGCGTATAACCATAAAGCATATAAAGCGGAAGAATTAAACAAAATGCTTCGCCGTCAGTATAGATATATTTGCAATGAGTTAAACGCAATTTTAACGGCTATTAATAGCGGCGAAGTGGATCATTGCGAATAATAACCAGAAATAAAAGGGAGCGGAAAACATGAAAGATTATATTTTCTATAACGCAAAAGACAATAGTATTATTTGCGGCGGCGTGGCAAGCCATGAACATGGAAAATTAAAAGCAGCTTGCAAAAACCTTTTGCAGAATGTAAACCGCCGAATAACTGAGCATTATGGCGGCGAAAAGATAACGGATATTATAGCGCATGAAACATATACAGGAATTAAAACACGGTTTAATTTTTCAAGTGATGAAGTTTGATATTGACAGAGCGGAAAACCGCCGTTTTCCGTTCCAGTGAATACCAAAACGGAAAAACCAAAAGCAACGGAAAGAAGGCGCACAAATGAGAATTACAGAGCAAGACAAGCGCACATTTAAAAAAGTGGTTGACTTTATGCAGCGCATGGATCAAAACGGCGTTTATTATACCATTCTGGAAGATTTGGAATATATCAGCCCGAAAGAATTAATTGCGGAAATACTGGAAACTTTCAGACAGTGGAAAAGCGATATAAACAGCGCACATGATCCAAAGTATAAAGCAATTTGCAATTTTGAATTTGATTTAATCGCAATGCTGTAAAGCTGGAAAAATGGAAGGGAGCGTTTAAAAATGGCATATCAGAGAAAAACAGTTGACAGATACGACATTATGACAAATTACGGTTACGGCTGGGAATGCGAATGCAGCGAATACACATGGAAAGACGCAAAACAGACGGCGAAAGAATACAGAGAAAACACAAGCGCAGCCGTCAGGATCGAAAAGCACAGAGAGCCGAAACAGGTATAAACGGAAGGGAGAAAATAAAAATGGTACATACTGAGTATATCGGCGCAAGAATGCGTTACAGAGCAGAACAGAGAGCAAGACGGAGAAAACACGCATTGACGATTATGCGCAATATTTGCGGCATGGCGGCGTTTGTGTTCTTTGTGCTGGTACTTGGAAAAGCTGGGGCTTCCGATTGCGGCGCAGCTTGGGAAGAAATCTTTCCTTCTACCTTGTATTTTACCGCTGGTTTTGTTGTTTCGGTTTTGGCGGTGGAATGGCTGGAAAGACTAAGATAAAAATATTTTGGAAAAATTGAAAAATGTACTTGCATTTCTGGTTATTGTGTGGTATAATAAAGAAAACAGAGGAAGAGAGGATCGGAGATCATGAAAAACTGGAAAGATTATTTGACAAATGAAGTTTATATTAGATTGTGCGATTGCAGAACAATTAAAGCCGATATTCCGCAGCTTGTAAATGCTAAATGGAAAAGCTATCAGGAAAACGGAAAAGCGGATCAGGGATTTACAAAAGAAGATTGCTTGATTGCAATTCTTGAATTGCTTGAATGTAATTCTTGTTATTTTGATTTGACGAAAGACGAATACAACGAACTTTGTAAATAAAGGAGATTGGAAAATGATTAATTTGTCTTTTAATTCCGTTTCACAGCTTCGGGAATGGCTGAAAAAGAAAAATTATGAAAGTGGGAGCGGCGAAGCGTTTTCTGATTGGTTAAATGAATTTTTCGATAATGGCAACACAATTACCGTAAACGGCGAAGAGTATGATTTTTGGGCTTGTTGGGAATTGATTTGATCAGGCGCAACAAATAACAAGAAATACAGGAAAAGGAGCAACGGAGAAATGAAACGCTATTACATTAATAAAGCGGATACGGAAAAAGTAATTGACCAGATCACGACGGCGCAGCGAAAAGCAAATAACTTTTGTAATGTAGCTGTAAAGCCGTACAAGGGCAAGAAATACGATCCAGAAAATACCGTTGTTGTCGTTGTCGGATAAACAGAAAGGAGAACGGAAAAATGACGATCAAGAGAAAGAAAGCAAGCGCATATGATACAGTCAATACGGCGGCAATTTGCCGATATATCAAAGAGTACAGCGGAAAAATTGAAAAGCTGATACAGGACGAAGCGCAGCTTGAGAATGTAAACCGCACAGCGTTAAAGCAATGCGCCGCCGAACTGGAAACAGTTGCAGAGCGTTTACAATATGCCATGTACGGCATTAATTAACAGATAATAACAACAAATACAAGAAAGGGAGATTTTGAAAATGGAAAAGCGGAAAATTGATTGTGAAATGTATTTGACAGCAGAAAGCAGCATTGACGGCTTTAAGATTTGGCTTTACGAAGTAAAGAGTCAGCTTGGAGAAATCTTCATTGTAGAGCATGAACAGAAAGACAAGCAGCTTGTAACGGAGTTTAAGACAGACAGAGCCGAAGCGGAAAAGCTGTATAAAAAGCAGATCAAGAAAATGCTTGCGGAGAATTGACCATGATTTACTACATTTGCGGTGTTCCTTGCATTGAGATTTGCATGGAATCGGATCACAAGAAATCATTTTTCTATGCTGGAAGGTACTTTGTAAAAGTATCAGACTACAACAGCGAAGAGGAATAAAAGGGAGTGAAAAAGAAATGGTTTGCCCGAAATGCGGAAAAATCACACAGCGCAGCTATAACGGATTGTGTCAGGGCTGTTACAAGTATTTCAAGAGCGGCGGCAAGGTTTACCCATTGCCCGAAGCTGGAAAAGTGGAGCATGACGAAAGCGGCAAAGTGATTTGTCACATTTGCGGACGATCCTATAACAGACTTGGAAGCCATATCAGAGAAAGCCACAACATGACCATAGAGGAATATAAAGCGGAGTTTGGATTGTGCAGCCGTACAAAGACAACGGAAAAATCCTATTCACAGACCATGAGAGAAAACGCCTATAAATACGACATGGACAAACGGCTTTTAGAAGCTGGAAAATCCACAAGGATCAAAAAAGGCGAAACAGATAAACGGAAAAACAAGAAAGTTAGACTTCAAGAAATTTTGGAAAAACGGAACAGAGGAAAAAAGGAGAATTGATCATGAAAATCTATGAATTGCATCCCATTGACGGAAGAGCCAGCTTTTACGGAAAAGCAAGAGTTATTATTGATGAAAACAGCGTGGAAACGCTTGTAAGTTATAACACGCCTATCATGCGCCGCTTGCCTGATGGAAAACTGGAAAAGTTGTGGGACGGCTGGACGCAGACCACAGGCAGACACATTAAAGCATTTTGCGGCATGGATAAGAAACAGTATCAGGCACTTCAAAAGGCGGTGTGAATCATGTTGACGGCGCAGCTTTACGGAAAAACCATAAGCGGAAAAACCATTGCAGAGATCAAGCGCAAAGCAAGCCGCATTGCAAACGGTTTTCAAAAAGCATTTGACTGTATGAAGGTAACGGATCAGGAAATCGGCTTGGAGTGTACTTTTTGGAGATACAACAGAAAAAGCCCGAACAATACCATAGTTTTTGGAAAGTGGCAGTAAAGGAGCGTGGAAAAATGAGAGTCAGATATTTGCCAGTGGCAGAGGGCAGACGGCTACACATTGATTTGTTCCCGAACTTTTCAGCCAGCGGATCAGTCAAGGGCATGAAAGAAAAGTATTACGGAAAAGACGCACTGTTAGTCCGTTGTGGCAGTTATATCTATTGTGTATGGCAAAAGGCGAAGCCGTCACAGTATGGAATGGAAATCTACTATAACAGAGCGCACTAAAGGAGAAACGAACATGAACGAATACCAGAAACGGAAAAACGCAGCCAGACAGAAAGCTATTGAATGGCAGCATGATTTTGAAAACCATAATTACAGTTACGGAGAATTGGCAGCTTGGGGAGATTATTTTGCAAAGCTGGGCAAGAGATACGGCTTGACGGAAGAGTTTAGAGAAAACGGTATTATTTAAGGAGTGAGAGCAATGGAAAAACGGTTTACGGTTACGAATAATGCAACAGGCAGAGCATACACGGTATATGGGCATGAATGGGATACACTTGAAAGTGTATGGTTGAGTCAAAAATGTTGGTTTATGACTGGAAGCAGCGTCACGATTGCGGATGAAAACGGCAATAGTCAAGTATTTGTTAGGGAGTGAATAACGATGACAAAAACAGGATGGTGGAGCGTTAAGTTTGAATTGACATTGGACGGCGAAGAAGTCCGCTGGGAGGATTTGGACGAATGCACACAGGAACATATTTTGGAAATGATCAAAGAGGATTTTCGAAGCGGAGAAATCGTCATGGAAACTGATGATGAAGAGGACGAATAAAGAGAGGATTGGAAAAATGAAAATTGCTTATATTGGCGATTGGCATCCCACAAAGGGAACTTATTACAGACAGCGGATCACAGTCACGCAAAAGGAATATGACATGATCAATGAAAGAATGGTGGAGCGTTACAGACGCACACAGAAAGACATTAAGGAAGCTGGAATCATGACCAGTGAGCAGCTACACACAATGACATATGGAAAACCGCTTGACTTTGCGGATCGTGTAGACCAGACCATTTATTTGACCTTGACTCAGCTTTATATGATTGCGGCAGCGATTTTTGGAATGCCTGAGTATGAAAAGGCACATAAACGGATCACGAACAATAATACAATTCTGATGATTAAGGGCTGAGAAAGCCAGAAACGGACGGTAACGGAAAAATGAGAAGCAAATGGGTAAAGCAACGGTGTAATTGTTGTGGACATGAGTTTTCGCTGATGTATTGGGAAAACGGAACTTATACTTATTTGGATGATCCTTGCGAATGTGAAACAGACTTTTCGCCGCTTGGTATTTCTCTTTCTGAGTGGCTGGAAAAATTGAAAGGCGGTAAATATGAAGATTAATCGAACTATGTCACGACACAAGGTAAAGCAGATCAATAACATTCTCATTTACTGGTATCCAGTATGCAGAGAGTTTTACGCAGTATCGCCAGACGGACATTTGCTTGAAGGCTTTAAGACACAGACGGCAGCGGAAAACTGGTGTAGAGAACAAACGGTATTCAGCGGAAGGAGAGCATAACAATGAAGAATGCGCTTACTGGAATTTTGGTCACAAAAGCAATGGAGAGTATCGGAACGGCAGTAAAAGAGATTGAAGCCATTGGAGAAAACCGCAAGGCAGATACTACGCACTTTATTAATGCGTCACACAGCATGGGCAAGTATCACGCTTATATGAACATTCTGGAAGATTTGGACATGGAGCAGCTTGTAAAGTGCCATGATCGTTGCAAGGATGATTGTGACAAGGTTTTGCAGGGAATGGAAAAGCTGTATCAGATGATTGGAGCGTAACAATGCAGTACATGGAAAATCTTTCTTTTCATCATGCGCCTGAAGGCTATTGGGATCAGGAGAATGAGAAACGGGAAAAGCACAGATTTGTCGGCAGAAAGATTTGGTATCATGGAAAACTGATTGAATGCGTCAGGGCAACAGATACACAAGCGATTTTCAAGCTGACAGAGAGCAACGAATTGATTCTAAACGGCGAAGAACTGGAAAATGCAAAATGGTATAAGGAGCGGTCAAGATGAAGCGGAAAATCGGACAGAAAGTATATGTTTTGAATGGTGGATGTATTGGGGATCGTTATGTTGTCGGAGTCTTTTCGTCAAAGAAAAAGGCAGAGGCAGCAAGGGAATGGATCATTCAGAATGATACCTATTACAAGAGTAATCCTGATGAACTGGACATTGATGTTTTTGAAATGAACGGAGAACGGATTGATTAAAAGAAAGGAGAGCCAATAATGGAAATTTGGTATGATTGCGGCGTTTGCCATATCGGAGAATATTCTATCGCTGGAAATTACGATGACGGTTACACGGTATGGAAAACTGAGGATGGAGAAGATAGTGATACTCTTTATTCTCATATCTCTTTTGAAAATTGTGTTGTTTGGTGCCTGAACAGTTAAGAAAGGATAATAACAATGAATACAAGTATTTATGAGTGTGACAGCAACGGAAAAATCAGCAAACTTGCAGAATATAGCGTTGAGCCTGAACAAGCGTTGATCAATTACATTCAGCAGTACATTAAA